TAAATGACACTCATCACCAAACACACCAATAAAATCATCAAAGTAGTCGTACGGCTGATTGTAAATACTTTGCCAGGTAGAAATAATTATTCGTTTGGTAGAAGTTTTATCTTTACCAGACATTACTGTGTGGATATTTCGATCTGCTTTCCATGAGTCTTGTTTGGAATATTCACGAAAATCTGCCAACATCTGTGCTACCAGGCTTGTGGTTGGAACTATTATTAATAATTTTCCGGTTGGGTTTTGATCCAACATCCAACGACACAGCAGGTATATCATCAGTGACTTACCAGAGCCCGTAGGAGACACTAGAAGGGCCCTAGAATGCTCTAGGGCGTGTTGTACGGCCTGGACCTGGTATTCGTATGGTGCTATCTGTTTACCGCCTGCAGATAGTGATAATTGGTCTATAAACGCCTTTACGTCTTCCGGTTTTGGTTTGTCATAAGACGATACATTTATATCCCAAGTGTAACCACGATCCTTTGCAAATTTAATAACATGATCTGTAAGACCCGCAAAAATGGTCTGAGTATACAGATTAAACAGACGAATTTTACCGTCCCATAATTTCTTTTTAAATGCAGGAGTATATTGAAAATTGGGAACACTAAACGTAAAATAACTGTTTAGTTCCCTGGCTAAGGAACGATCACAATCAACTTTAATCATAACAGAATCTGGTTGTGTGATCGTTAAATCTACCATTAAACTCCTTGTGTGAATTTATACCAATCTATCATAGCACGTATTTGCCACTGACGATTGTTAATAATCTTTACTACATTCTCTAAATAACTGACTTTTTCGCTCTGAAAAGCAACACGCTCATCCAATTTAATCCAATCTGGATCAGAAGTTATAAGATCGTCTGCTTCTGTTTTAAGAACGTTTAATTCAAAGGGTTCCCATCCTAAAGTTGTCAGCTCTTCTTGACTCATTCGACCGGTGTAGTACAACCATTTATTGCGTCGAAGAACTGCTTGTTCGCTTTCTAGTTTCTTTAAACGAAGTTTTTCGTCCATAAAAAACGTAAGATACTTATTGTGTAGCTGTGGTGTATCTGCTGATTCACGATCCAAAGCCGTTTCATCGATCTTAAGATCTTCTTTTACCATACTTTTTAATTCATCAAAAGTCATAACTATATTATACAACAAAATTAAGGAGTTTCAAGTCTTTCTATAGAATAGTCTGTGTACGAAAAAATAACACTTGAAACTGCTTCTGTTGCATCTGGAGTAATGGTACTAAATTCAATGTTTCCTAATTTTACTGGAAATAATCTTCTAAATGAAATTTTTATTTTTGGTTTATACGAACTGTTTGTTATTAATAAATCTCCATCGGATCCTTGATCCAAATACGGAGACATGCCTCCGTCTTGAGTATAATTGGAATTAGTTCGTATCCAGTTGTGTATTTCTATCCAGTTATTTAAATTTTCGTCTACTTTAAAATTTAAAACTAAAGGTTCAAAACGAACCGAACCAACCGGTACTTTAATTGGATGGCTGAATATTGTTGGTTGTTCTGCTTCTCCAAACGCAATTCCTGGAAGATTTGCGGTTTGGCAAAAGTAAACTATATTTGGAACTCGTGCTATACTAAACTGAAAATAGTTTGTTAGTAAAGCATTACTGTTTTCTGTTATAGGCATATTATTATTTATGTAACGAAAAAGGGCTCCCTTTTTAGGGGGAGCCCTTATCGTTAGTTTTAGTTAAGGTTTAGATCAGAGACCGAAACCAGTGTTACCGTGGAGATTGTTGACTTGGAAGATACGGTAGTATTGATTGCCACCGAGAGCATTGATGTCAGTGTTCTCAGCGAAGGGGTTAGCAACCATGCCGTAACGAGTCTTAAATCCAATCTTGGGTTGGAAAGTGTTTTGGTCAACTGCACGTACCATTTGTAGAGGAACGTATGGGCAGTAGAACACGCCAGCGTCGTATGGGCTGGCTCCACGATAACCAACCATGCAGAAGTTGATGCCTAATTGAGCGTATGGATCAATGTAGACCTTAAACTTGCCGTTAAGAATACCAGCAAAGGTGTTGCCGGTATCGTCAACTTCTAGTTGAGTTTGAACGCCTGGGGTTAGGTTAAGGAATCCACCCATGGCGAGAGCTGAAGCTACGTCGCTGGAGCAGATTACAAAGTTACCCTTACCACGACGAGTGTCCTTGGCGATTGCGTTAGCTTCACGTTCAATTTGGAACATGAGACCACGGAAACGTTCAGCACTCCAACGACCGTCTGAGTCGGTGTTGAGATCGTAGATACCGCTGGTAGTTAGATCACCGTGAACATTGGTATCACAGCCAGTCTTAGCAACACGGTAGAGAGTGTACATTAGCTCTCTGTTGATTTCGTGTAGAATTTCAGTGCTAAGAATGTTAGCAAGTTCGCTTTCAGCGTCGAGACCGTGAACAGCCTTAAGGTCTTGAGCTAGTTCAGTGCTGTACTCAGCCTTTAGAGCACGGGTACGAGCTTCTACAGCTAGACGCTCAATGCTGAAGGCCATTTCGCCCCAGGTTGTGCCTGCTCCACCTGAACCTAGATTTTCGGCTCTGCTGGTAAGCATACCACGGAAATCGTTGAGGTCAAAATTAGCATTGGTGTCACGAAGACCGTAAGCACCAGCTGCTCCACCTGCTGAAGCACCAACAGGATTGATACCACCGGTAGCCGAGAATGCAGCACCAGCAGCAGTACCACCTGAACCACCAAACTTAGCAAAAGCTTCACCGTATAGAGCTTCACGACCATTGCCTACGGCACTGCTACCGCTTTGACGTTGAGTGCCCGTCCATGTTGTCGAGCCTTGGCTTTGATAACGGCTACGCATAGCAAAAATGAGGCCGGTTGGTGCACTCATTGGCTGAACGCCAGCAATATCGTAAGCCATTAGGTTTGGCATGCTACGACGAACAAGGCTGATTAGAATTGGGTCGTAACCAGCTAGAGTGTTGTTAGCAGCACCAACTTGACCAGCAGTGAAGTTTCCACCCATTGAGTTGGTTGGGGCTTCAACGAGGTATTGCTCACGAAGAGCACGTTCTTGGTTTTCTAGAAGTTGAGCAGTAACCTTCTTCTTGTAGTTGTCCTTGATTTCTGGAAGTGAACCGTGGTTTAGTAGTGGTTGCCACTTCTCAGTTAGCATATCGTATGACGAAGTTTTTGAAAAGTCCATTGACATTTTAAGTTTCTCCTTGGTTTAAATTTATTTATAAATTAGATGTTTTTGACTTGACGAGCGAGTGCATTAACGTATACAGACATAGGACCGTCAACGTTAACGGGCTCTTGTTGTTCTGTAAGGGTATCAGTCTCCTTGGCAGCTACGGGAGCAGCTTTAAGGTAGTTTTCTTTAAGAATGTCTAGCTTGCTCTTGAACTCCTCAACCGTGCTGAATTCAATGCTTTCTGCTAGTGATGCTAAACGTTCAGCATCAACTTGGGTTAAATCAGAAACAGTGTGTACAAACAATGCTCTAGCATTGGTACCTACTATTTCTTTGTTTAACTCCACGTTGCTCTTAATTTGTTCGTTTAGAGCCTCTTCTAGTTTTTGATTTTCTACAAAGAGGTCTTCTAAAATATCGTGCTTGGCTTCTGGTACTTCTACGTAGTGGCTTTCAAACAGACTCTTTAATCCGTTCATAAAGCTTTCTGCTACTTCTGTACGAATACCAGACTCTACAGCTAGTTTGTTTTCTTTCATCCACTCTTCAACAACGTAGTCTAGATATTCGTCTAAACGAGTTGCCATTTCTTGAGTGGTCTTGACTACTTCTTCTTCAACAATCTTGGCAGACTCTTGTAGAAGTTGTTCTTTGATCATATTAACTCTTTCGTTAATAACTGCTTCAAAGATTACTGCAGTCTTGGTTTTAAATTCTTCTGAAAGTTGTTCACCTTCAAAAAGTGAGGTTAGACTTTCAGCAATACTGGCTTGTTGTTCGCCACCAGCAGCAGCACCACCACCTGGTCTTAGAGTTCCAGCATTAGCAGCAGGGTTAGCTGCAGAGTTATCTAAGGTACCAAGCATAGTGCCCTTTCCGGTTGCATCAAAATCACCTTTACCAGTAGCATCCATAACGACTTGTTTACTTGTTTTCTTTGTTTTTTCCATTGTTGTCCCCTAATACTAATATATTTATAATATTGTTTTTTTACGATTTTTAAGGTACTATTTTTACTTTCTGTACCGGCTGTTTCTTTATTTCTGTTTCCACAGTTCCAAGAACCGAAGCGTCTCGGAAATCGCCTGTTGCAGCAGCAGCAATTTTTGCCAGTTCATCTTTACCAGCATTGGCATAATTTTTTAGGAAAGGAGCTACTGTTGTTGCTAATGCACCAGCAGCAGGACTTAGCCAGTTACCTATCTGGCCTACTTTCTGACCAAAAGCTGAACCAGCTACACTTGTAGCAATTGATGATCCGGTTATTTTACGCCCAAGTGCGCCAGCAGCTTTACCAGCAAGACCAGCACCAAGACCGGCAAGTGCACCAGGAAGTCCTTGTCTAAACCACTTAAATCGTTGTTTTGCAGCTTCTTCACCCCAACCCAAACCACTGCCTCTACCACTTAGCCCTGCAGCAAGTTGGCTAGGAGGAGTAGCTAAAGCTGCACCAGCATATTTTGCTGCCTCTAGTCCAGCTTTACCGGTTCCTGTTACTAGTTTTTGTGCCAGATCTAAAACACCAGTTGTATTTTTTAAATCAAACGAAGACGGACGAGGAGTTACAGGAGATGGACCTCCGGTATTACCAGAACCACTACCGCCGTATCCGCCAGCTTCTACTAGATATTTTAATCCTGAAAGTTTCATAGTTTTCTTAGGAAATCTTCAAATAGCTTTACTGCTTTTTGTTCTAATTCTCGTTTAGAAGCAGCGGAAAGTTCACGACGATACTCTTCAATCTGACGCTCTATTAAAATTCCATTATCCCAGATCCATTCTTTTCCTTCCATGATACCGTTAACAAACGCACCAGGAGCAGAAGGATCTGCCACAATATCTACAGCAGAAAGCATAAAATCTGGTTGAACTTCGTTATAACCATTTTTAGCTTTTAATGATCCCATACCACGGGTTGATACACCTAGACGAGCACCTTCATTGATAAGATTTTTTACAATCTCGCCCATGGGGGTACTCATTACTTTAGCTTTACCGTATACATCAGAACCATTACAGTTTAACTCTTTAATAATAATAGCAACACGATCCAGATTTACTGTTGGACCTGCTGGATGATTTAACTCACCAAAAGCACGACTGTTGTTTACAAACTCTTTGGTGTAACGATTTACTTCGTTTAAAAGAATATGTTTGGGGTATACTCTCTTGTTTCTATTGAGAGTATCAGCTTGCATGAAAGTACCTTCAATGAAGAAATTTTTACTACCGTCAGCAGCTGCTTCGGTTAAAAACTCAACTTGTTCAACTGTTTCGGTTATTAACTTCATTCTTCATCTTCCTCTTTTTCTTCTTCTTCGCTCTTTTTGCTTTTCTTTCCACTTTCTTTTTTGGACTCACCTTTTTCTTCTTCTTCGTATTGCTCCTCACCCTCTTCCACATCTTCTGAGTCCTCCATGTCTTCACAATCACCGTCTTCACAGTAATTTTCTTTTAGACGACCAGCTTTCTTTGCTGCTTTTAAGCGACTGCCCCATACTTCATCTTTTTCTGATTCTACTTTGCCGTCTCCATCCCAATCCTTTTTAGCTTTCTTTGCTTCAAATATAGTAGGAGCGTATTCTTCAAATCTTTCACCCATAGCGTTAGCAAGTTTTTCACTAAGCTTTTCTACAATAGCATTTTTTGCTTGTGCAAGATCTTCGTTTAATACCATCTCTATTAAAGAAAAAGTTTCAGTATTGTTTGTGTTTTCCATGGTTATCCTCTGTTATTTTAATCTAGCAATTTTTAATATTCTATTAACAGATTCTATAGATTCTGATAATAATTTTACCATTCTTTCCTTGTTATCATTATTTAGATTTTTATATAGTTTAGAAATATCATTTACCTGAGATTCTGTTAGTTTTACGGTATTACCGTCTTTGAGTACTAATACAGAATTTATGGTATTTTCTACCAATACCTTAGGTGCCAATTCAACAGACTCTGTAATTTTTACCGGTAAAACTGGAGTATGTACGTACTTTTCTGCTTCTTTTTTAAAGACAGCTTCCATTAGTATGGCAGCACGTTCTTGCAGTTCTTCTTCTAAAATGTTCTTAAATTGAACATTTTTTCCTCGAAGTACCATCTCCATTAATCGTTTACTGGTTTTCATTTTTGTGGTGGTTGTTCTTGTTGCTGCTGTTGATCTGGTGGAGGC